CCAGTGGGTCGGAGACAAGGACGCCAACGCTAAGCGCTTCGCCGCTCAGGCAAAGGCGGATCGTCGTGCCGCTGCCCTGGACCGCCTGAAGTCGAACGTAGAGCACAGCGACCTCGCCTGCCGCTATTGAGTGTGCCACCTGCCTTAGTGGCACAAGGTCCGGTAGGTGCCCTCCTGGTTCCTGTATATTACTTCCAACGGAGGGCAACGGACCTTCCACACTCTCAACCCCAAATGACCATCACCTCCACCCTGGAAACCCTCACCGCTTTCGTTATCAAGGAAACCAACCGCTACGTTGCTGAAGAGTTCCGCCTGTATGGTAAGACTCTGCAGCAGATTAAAGATAGCGGTATGGAAACTGCAGACTTCACGAAGATCTTTCAGTACATCGTGAATGAGGTAATCGAAGCAGGTATTAAGGAGTTGGGTATCAACGGCAAGCGTGAAGAAGTGGCAGGTTACGATTACATCATCGAAGGGCAACCTGTTGAGTTTAAGTTAATGGGAGGCGCTAGCAAATCCTCTTTTGCTACGGGTAACAAAACCTCTCACTTCGGTGGTGCTAAAACTAACCTGGTGTGGAGCATTAAGTACACCTTCAACGCTAACCAGATTGATACCTTCGGCATGGTTTTGATTGATACTAACCTCACCGAATCTAACGTGTGGAATGCATCCAACGGGCGTAAGGATTCTTTCTCTCAACTGCAACTGATTGTGGGTGAAGAGGATTGCATTCTCTCTCAAATGGGTATCATCAAACCCGCTCAAAAGTTCCTTCAGTTCCTTCCTCTCCCCACTGAAGTTCTTCTGGGTTGAGTGTTAGTGAGAGGGGGCAGTGTTGCCCCCTTTCTTTATGCTTACTGTGTGTGCGTTATTTGACAGTTAGCGGCGCGTTTATTCTTTATACTTAGCGGGCGTTAGGCGGTTCATAAAACCATGGGTCCCTCTAAGCTATAAAGTGTTACACTCGACAGCTCTATATAAAACTAAAATGGAAACACAAAAACCTTCGATGCAAAAAAATCCGGACAAAAATTTTACGACTGTAGAGGTCGATCCAATAACGGGGGAGTATTATGTAACGATTCCTGAGTGGATACTGAGCGACTTTGGGTGGTATGAGGGCACTGTAGTAAACATGGAAGTCGATGGTGACAGTATACTGATAACCGAAGTCTCTGATGATTGATTCTCAAGAGCGTAGCGATTGACAGTCACTACATAATGTTGTATGATACTGAAGTAACGTTACTTTCTTATGGCTAAAGGATTTACTGTAAAAGCAAAGCCTCCCACCACAGCATCTCAAAGTGAGGAGTGGGATTACAATAAGGCAAAGGAGATGATTCGTGGGAAGACGATTGTATTCTGTCTTCCAGGGCGTGGAGTCTCGTATACATTTCTCAAAAACTTTGTGCAACTGTGTTTTGATATTGTGCAAGCAGGGGGAAGTATTCAGATTTCACAAGACTATTCCTCAATGGTAAACTTTGCACGATGCAAGTGTTTGGGGGCGAATGTGCTCAGAGGACCTGACCAAATTCCTTGGGACGGCAAACTGCAATATGATTATCAGTTGTGGATTGATAGTGATATTGTCTTTAACACTGAGAAGTTTTATCAGTTGATTTTGTTGGATCAAGATATTTCAAGTGGATGGTATTGTACGGAAGACGGGCAAACGTCATCTGTTGCACACTGGATGGAAGAGGATGATTTCCGTAATAATGGTGGTGTAATGAATCATGAGACATTAGAAACGATGTCTCGTCGTAAGAAGCCTTTTACTTGTGACTATGTTGGATTTGGATGGTTGATTATCAAGCATGGAGTCTTTGAGCATATTGATATGAAGTATCCATGGTTTGCACCGAAGATGCAGGTATTTGAATCTGGAGAGGTTCAGGATATGTGCGGAGAAGATGTAAGTTTCTGTTTGGATGCAAAGGAAGCAGGCTTTGAAATCTGGTGCGATCCTCGTATTAGAGTTGGTCACGAAAAGACAAGGATTATTTGAGATGAAAACGGAATCTTACAATGTATACCGTAATGGGCGTAAGATTTACACACACTTGACACAGGATGAATATTTCGATATTATGGAGGACCTGTCGATAGAGTTTTATCAGACAGGCTCTCCAAGTCCTGAAGACTTATACACTGAAATTATCACGGAGGATTGATTATGGCTATGCGTAAAGGTGGCGGTTATGTGGAGGGTGCGCCCAAGAAAACTCGTCAGGGTAAGGGTATGAATACCAAGTATGCAGCGTCTTCTCGCAATAAGGCTAAGAAGAAGTATCGTGGGCAAGGTAGAGGTTGATATCAGGAGGGGGGTGACCCCTCTTTTTTAATGAAAATAAATACGCTGTAAGGGATAGCAACCCCTCTAAAAGTTCTGTTTTGTATAAAACAGGAGCTAAAATGGGTAATTCACCTGTCGATAGAAACAAAGACTACATGAGAGAGATGTGGGGCACGAATCGTCTCGCCTCTGATTATGGATCTATGCAAAGAATCAACGTGCATGAGGAGAAGAAGGAGTTTCTTCAAGAGATTATGGACTATGAGAAGTCTCATGACCTGAAGAAACAGTCGCAACTTCATGAAAAAATCAGAAATGATGATGATTATGATGACTGGGAGTATGGCACAGAGCCAAATTATGGAAATCCCTGGGCTTAAGCATAAATAAGTCAAGAAAACTCTCTGACCAAATGGCAGTCACAAGGATATCAAGAGCATTTAAGGACATTAGTCTGTCTTTTGAACCACATCCTGTGACAAAAGACCTTCCAATCTTAAAAAATGAGAATGCAATACGCCGCTCTGTGAGGAATTTAGTGGAAACTATTCCTACAGAGCGATTTTTTCAACCTCTTCTGGGGTCTGATGTGCGTGCTAGTCTATTTGACTTTGTTGATTACGGCACTGCGACTGTAATTCAAGAGCAAATATTGACAACGATTGAAAACTTTGAGCCTAGAGTGGCAAATGTTGACGTTCAGGTCAATCCACAACCTGATGATAACACCTTTGAGTGTAATATTATCTTCGATATTATCGGTCAGGACTTTCCGACTCAAGAATTTACATTTATACTAGAGGCAACAAGGTAGTAATATGCCTTTTACTAAGTTTACAAACCTAGATTTTGACCAGATAAGGGCGCAGATAAAGGATTATCTTCGTGCAAACTCCAATTTTACGGATTTTGACTTCGAAGGATCTAACTTCTCAGTCCTTATCGATACTCTTGCCTATAATACCTACATTACGGCATTCAACTCTAACATGATTGTCAATGAATCCTTCTTGGATTCGGCAACATTAAGAGAAAATGTCGTTTCATTGGCAAGAAACATCGGTTATGTACCTCGCTCCAGAAGCGCCGCTAAGGCATCTGTGACGATAGAGGTAGAAACAGACGTAGATACCCCTACATTGACCTTAGTGGAGGGTCTGGTATGCGTAGGAAGCGTTAGCAATACAAATTATATCTTCTCAATACCTGAAAGTATTACTGCCACAGTGAAGAATGGTAAGGCAACCTTCTCAAGTATTGATATCTACCAAGGCACCTTCTTAAAAAACCTGTTTACTGTTGATGGATCTCTCGATCAGAGATTTATTTTGAATAATTCCTTCATTGATACATCAACAATCATTGCAAAAGTCAAGGGTGCTGGTGAAACTGGCGAAGGAAGACAATATTCACTCGTCGATAATATCTTAAACGTCGTATCAACCTCTGAAACCTTCTTGATTCAGGAAGTTCAGGACGAAAAATACGAATTATTGTTTGGTGATGGGTATTTTGGCAAAAAGTTAGATAATAATTCAGTCGTTACGGTCTCTTACATCGTTACTGATGGCACTGAGGGCAATGGTGCATCTAGTTTTGCCTTCTCTGGGCGTGTAGTTGACTCGGTAAACAGTGTTGTTGCTCCAACAAATGTAACATTAACTACAAATAATGCCTCTGCCAACGGTGGAGACATTGAAAGTGTCGATTCTATCAAGTATTTTGCCCCACGTCTCTATTCTTCACAGTATAGAGCAGTAACTGCAAGAGACTATGAGGCAATTATTCAGTCAATCTACCCAAATACTGAGTCAGTATCGGTTGTTGGTGGTGAAGAGTTAGACCCACCACAGTTTGGAAACGTTATTATCAGCATCAAACCAAAGAATGGTGACTATGTTTCCGATTTTGACAAGCACAACATCCTGACGAAACTGAAAAACTATGCCCTGTCTGGTATCAACCAGCAGATTGTAGACCTTAAGGTTCTTTATGTTGAGATTGACTCTGCAGTTTACTATAACAACTCACAGGTATCGAATGTTAATGACCTGAAGAGTGATATTACTAGCACTCTGAATACATTCTCCACATCAACTATCAATAAGTTTGGTGGTAGATTCAAGTATAGCAAACTGTGTCAGACTATTGATAATGTAGATAATGCCATTACTTCTAATATCACCAGAGTTCGTATTAGAAGAAACTTGAAGGCACTGATTAATCAGTCTGCTCAGTATGAGTTATGCTTCGGTAATAAGTTCCATAAGAATCCTTCAGGGTTCAATATCAAGAGTACTGGATTTACTCTTGCATCAAGAATAGGCACATTCTACTTTACAGATGTACCTAATCCAACTGGAAACATGGGTATCATCTCTGTAGTCAAGGAAGACCTACTTACCGGCGAAAAAATCGTTGAAGTTAAGTCGGCAGGCACCGTTGACTATGAGAAAGGTGAGATTATCATCAATACTCTGAATATTACATCTACAACAGCAGCAAACAATATTATTGAGATTCAGGCATTCCCAGAATCCAATGATGTGATTGGTCTGAAAGACCTATATCTAAGCTTTTCTGTTGCCGATAGCACCATAAATATGGTTAAGGATACGATTAGTTCTGGCGAACAGATTTCTGGCGTCGGATATAAAGTTACTTCTAGTTACTTAAACGGAGAACTAAAGAGGGTATAAGATGATAAAAACTGGATTTGAGACGAGGGTAAAAGTTCAGCAAGTTATTGAGAACCAGTTACCAGAGTTTCTACGTTCCGAAAGCCCAAAGGCTGTAGACTTCCTAAAGCAATATTACATATCTCAAGAATATCAAGGCGGTCCAATGGACCTTGCCAACAATCTTGACCAATATCTGAAGTTTGACAATCTTTCCCCAGAAGTTATTTCTGGAGAAACAACTCTTTCTGCAGGTATTTCTTCAACAACTGATACCGTACAGGTAGCATCCACAAAAGGATTTCCTGCTGAATATGGTCTGTTCAAGATTGACAACGAAATCTTTACTTACACAGGCATCACTACAAACTCGTTTACGGGTTGTGTAAGGGGTTTCAGTGGCATCACATCGTATAGAACCCAACTCAATGCCGAAGAGTTGGTATTCAGCACCTCAGAGCGGGCAGCACACACCTCTGGCACTACTGTTAAAAACCTGAGTGTTGAGTTTCTGAAAGAGTTTTACAAGAAACTTAAGTATTCCTTCACTCCTGGTCTTGAGAATGTTGATTTCGTTTCTGACCTGGATGTAAATAACTTCATCAAAGAAGCAAGGACTCTCTATCAATCAAAGGGTACTGAAGAGTCATACAGAATCCTCTTCAATATTATCTTCGGTGTAACCCCCAAGGTTGTTGACCTTGAAGGGTATCTTCTGAAGCCATCAACTTCTGAGTATCTGAGAAGAGAAGTTGTTGTTGCTGAAAGAATTTCTGGTGACCCAAACAAACTTCTTGGTCAAACTATCAAGAAGTCAACCGATGAAGAAACTCAAGCTTCAGTATCTGAAGTAGAAATCTTTACTAGGTCTGGTATCACAACTTATTATAAGTTAAATCTTTTTGTTGGATATGACGACAAGGATTTAATCGAAGGGACATTTGATATTCAACCTAAATCAAAAGTTATCAATCCAGTTTCGGTAGGATCTTCAGTAATCACTGTAGACACCACTATTGGATTTACTGAGTCTGGCACTTTAATTTCAGGCGACAATACTATCACATACACAAGCAAAACTGTAAACCAGTTTTTAGGTTGTAGTGGTGTTGAGACTGCAATATCTACTACAGATGAGATTCGCACCAGTGAAGTATTTGTTGGTTATGAAGATGGGGATATATCCAAGAAGGTTGAGATTAGAATCACTGGTGTAATCTCAGACTTTGAGCAAAGAAGTGATATCCTTCTTTCAACAGAAGGTCAGCAAATATATGTCAAGAATGTTGGTGAGAAAGTTTTAAATCCAGATTCAAATAGCAGTTATAAGCAAATCTTTGCAAACTCATGGATTTATAACACAAGTTCCAGATATCAAGTAGAGCAAATCAGTGGCTCTGCATTCAAGTTGAAGTCTAGTGTTGATAAATCCAGCCTTAAAGTTGGTGATAAGGTAGACATTCTTCAGGGCAATACTGAGACTGTCGCTCATAGCAACGCTGAAGTTGCTTCCGTTTCTGGTAGCACTGTTACCTTAAATAACCTTTCTGGATTCACTCACAATACTTCTCTTGATTATACAATCAGAAGAAAGTTAAATACTGCCTCCAGCTCTGGCACTCCTCTGCTTTATGGTAATGATGTATTGACAACAGATGTACAGAATGTTTATTTTGAGAATGATGAGTATTACTACGTTGCATCAAACTCTTTACCCTCATATGAGGTAACTAAGACTGTTAAGAAGGCAACCATTTCGTCTGCAAGTGGTTCTGCTTTACAAGGATATAGCAGCAGCACTGAGAAGTATAATACACTTTCTTTCCCATCCAGCGTCCCCTTCATCACTGGAGATAAGGTAAAGTACTCTGCATCTGGCACAGCACTTTCTGGTATGCCTGAAGGTGTATATTATGTTAAGGTGCTCTCCCCCAATAACAAGATAAAGTTATACCTCTCAAGAGCTCTTATTCAAATTGATACACCTGTTGAGTTTACATCAACATCTTCATCAGGGTCTCACACATTTGTCTTAGTAGACCAGGAAGATGAGAAGATATATCCACAGAAAATCTTCAAGAAGTTTCCATCATCTAAGAATATCAAGATTGGAAACAAAACTGAAACTATTCCTGGATCTACAGGATTATTTGTCAATGGCGTTGAAATCTTAAACTATAAGTCTGAAGATAAGATTTACTATGGACCTGTATCAAAACTTCAGGTCTATAATGGTGGTACCGATTATGATGTCGTAAATCCACCAACAGTAAGCATTGCCTCACCATCTTCAGGAACAACTGCCTTAGCAAGAGCAGTAGTTTCTGGTAGTGTACATGATGTATTGGTAGACCCACAATCCTTCGATGTCAAGGATGTCTTGTCTGCAACTATTGAAGGTGGAAATGGTAGTGGAGCAGTATTAAAACCGATTGTTGAAACCAGATATCGTGAGATTGATTTTAATGGTAGTTCTTCCTTAATCGGTGGCGGTGTAGACTATATCAATGATGTTATTGTATTCTCATCAAGTCACAATCTGACTGATGGTGATGGTGTAGTTTACAATAGAAATGGAAATACCGCTATCGGTATCGGCACTTTTGGTGGAAGCAATAATCCTACTGGCAACACACTCATCAGTGGATCTGTCTACTATGCTGGTGTTGAGAATGCAACTTCCATCAAACTTTACTCTTCAAAGGGTGATCATGCAAGCGGTATCAATACTGTAGGATTCACTACTGCTGTTTCTCAGGGCACTCACAAACTCAAAACGTTTGCTGCTAGAAAAACACTTACATCTATTAAAGTATTAGATGGTGGTAGTGGTTATACTAATAAGAAACTATATGTAAAGACCTCTGGTATCTCTTCAGTTGAAGACACCATTACCTTTGAAAACCATGGATTCTCTGATGGTGACATTATCACTTATAGCACCACAGGGACCGCTATAACAGGTCTTTCTACTACTTCTAGGTACTATGTCCTTAAGGAGGACAACAACAGGTTTAGAGTCGCTAATGCAGGCATTGGAGGGACGATTACAACCAACTATACCAAGAGAGATTATGTAGACTTACAGTCCTCTGGTACTGGATATCAAATATTCTCATATCCCGATATTACAGTTACTGTCAATGCCGAATTTTCATCTAGTGCTGACAGTATAACTGCTACACCGATTATTAGAGGTTCTATTGATGATGTGTATCTCTATGAGAATGGCACTGGTTATGGCACAGAAATTTTAAACTTCCATAAAAAACCACAAGTATCTCTCAACATTGGTAAGGATGCTGAGTTGACTCCTGTCATATCTTCGGGGAGAATCACTAGTGTTATAGTTTCTGCCGCTGGTCAAGACTATACTTCAGCACCTCTTCTAACCTTAAACAGTAGGAATGGTGTTGGTGCTAAGTTGAGAGCAGTTGTAAATGATGCTGGGAAGATTACTAGCGTCGTCGTTCTCAATGGTGGCATTGGATATGGTAGTGATACTACCATTACCGTTTCTCCAAATGGTAGAAATGCATATATTGAAGCGTCTGTAAGAGACCTTACAGTCAATAAACTTTCTAAGTTTGATAAAGAAATAATCATTAAGAATCCTGATAACAATCAAGGTTTAGAGTATGGATTTGTTGGATACTCAACTTCAATCGGTGATGATGTTTATGGTGACGATGGATCTGACCACTCACCTATTATCGGATGGGCATTTGATGGAAATCCAATCTATGGACCATATGCTTACAGTGATTCTGATGACATCAACTCATCCATAAAACCGCTTACTTCTGGATATACATTATCAACATCTAGTGTTGTTGATAGACCTTCATCTTTTGCTTCCGGATTCTTTGTTGAAGATTATATCTATGACAACTCTGGCGACCTTGATGAATATAATGGAAGATATGAAAAGACACCAGAGTTTCCAAAGGGAGTTTATGCATATCACGCAACAATATCGAATACTTCTTCAGAACCAGAGTTTCCTTACTTCGTAGGAAATTACTACAAGTCCCTGCCACTTGACCAATCCTTAGACCAAACATTTGACTTCAATTCTTCCAATCTTCTCAGAAATACCTTCCCATATAAAGTAGCGGAAAAGTATGCTGATAACGATTTTATCAGTGAAGCAAATGAGGCACTGATTCAGAACGCTATTATTGAATCAATAACCAAAGGATCCGTCACTGGTCTCACTATCAATGAAGATGGCGATGAATACATGGTTGGTGATGTTGCCAGTTTCGATAACACTGACACTAATGGTGGCGGAATCAGTGCTGATGTTAAGAGTGTTGTTGGAAAGAGAATCGTTAGCATTGATACTAGTGTAGATTCTTATCAATCCACAAAAGTTGTTTGGGAAAACTCAAATAAGATTTCATTGCATCTTGACAACAAACAACATCAAATCTTAGATGGTGAAAGTGTCGTAGTATCTGGTCTCTCAACATTCATCTCTGGTTTGACCAAATCACACTTGGTTGGTATTACTTCAGAAACCACTACACTTATTAGACAGTTACCAAGTAACACTACTGCTGGTGTAGTAACAGATATCTACGTTTCTAGAATACCTGTAAGTCTATCGGTAGGATCCACTGTTGCTATCGGCACAGAGGGTCTGTCTGTCTTGAATATCTTCCCATCAAATAAGGTTGTAAGAGCAACAAGATCAGTAACTGGCACTGCCCACACAGCATCAACAGAAGTTACCGTTGTTGATGGTAAACTCACCATCGATGCTAAGGTAGATTACTTTGAATCTAAACTGAATGATAAGGTATATTTCCATCCAACGCAATCTGTTGGTATAGGAACTACCGCAGGTATTGCAGTTTCAAACTCCTACACTATTGCTGACCTGACATCAACAATCTCAGTTCCTACTCAAAGCATTTATCTTCCAAACCATCCATTCAAGAATGCTCAACCAGTCACTTTCTCAAGAGTTGCTGGATCAAATGCAATATCCGTTGCAAGCACGGAAACAAGCACTCCATTTAATATTCCAACCACCGGCAATACACAGACACTTTATGTAATCAATAAGTCTAAAGATTACATTGGTCTGACTACTTCGGTCGGTCTTACAACTAACACTGGTGGTTTATTCTTCATATCATTTACAGAAAATGGTGATGCAAGTGATTATCAATATGCATTAGAGTCTAACTTCAATCAAGTAACTGCAACTGTAAGTAAAGTTGATACAGTTGTCTCAGTGTCAACGTCACACTTACTTTCTAATGGTGACAACATCATTCTTGATGTGAAACCAGGACAGTCTGTTGGTATTGCAACAACAACCCCAGTTGTAGTTAAGTATAACTCAAATCATAACAAACTTTTAGTCAATCCAGTTGGATTTACATCTGTTGGTGTTAATACTGTAAGCGACCAACTCACTATTACTTCTCACGGATTTAAAACTGGTGATAAAGTATTTTATGATTCATCAGACATTCTGATTTCTGGTCTGACGACAGGATCATACTACGTCTACAGAATTGATGATAACAATCTGAATCTGACAGATACTTATTATGATGCAGTTTCTTCACCACCATCTATAGTCAGTCTTGGTTCTACTGGTGGTGCAGGACAAGAGTTGACTTCTATCAACCCTCGCATCGAAGTTGAAAGGAATAATAGTCTTGTATTTGATGTATCACATTCTTCTCTGAATGGATATAACTTTAACATCTATAGAGATGCTGCATTTAATAATAAGTTAGTTTCTACAGGGTCAACTACTGTATTCAGTGTCACTGGTGTAGGCACGATTGGTGTTTCTTCAACGGCAAGAGTTACATTAGATTATAGTGATGAGTTACCAACAATCATATACTACTCATTAGAAAAATCTGGTTACATTACAACAGCAGATAACTCTGTCAAAAACTCTTCTGAGATTCTGTTTGTCGATAGTCCTTACAAAGGAAACTATAACGTCTTTGGAGTTGGTACCACAACATTCCATGTATCTCTGAATGAAGTCCCAGATTTCTTATCTTATACCCAAGATAATACTGATGTATTAGAATACTCCACAACCTCAGCAACTGCTAAGGGTGGTGTAAAATCCATGAGAATCGTTTCTGGTGGTAATAACTACAAGAGACTTCCTAAGTTTAACAGTATCATTTCTACAAGTGGTGAAGGTGCTGATATTATTCCAACATCATCTACAATTGGTAGAATCAAAGAAGTATCAGTTGATGATGCTGGATTTGATTTCTCTGCCGACAAGACACTGAATCCTGAGGCATACATTTCACCAACGATTAACGTAATCAATAGAGATATTGTTACCAACGTTTCAATCTTAGATGGTGGTAGAAACTATGTGTCTGCTCCCGATTTAGTCATTGTCAATCCAGAAACAGGCAGTGCATACTCCACTGGTGTTTTGGAAGCGGAGATTCAAGGGTCTGCAATATTCTCCGTTAATATTATTGAGTCACCAATAGGTCTTGCACAGATAAACAACAAACTTTATGCAGTAAACAACAGTAATGGCATTGGCATCTCTAGTTGCTTCTCTTCTAATACTGGTATCATAACCTGTCACATTGCAACTCCAATTTTAGGATTCTCTACCGCACCATTCACTGTCGGTGAAGAAGTGTTTGTTGAGAATATTAGAAAGTTTGGTACTAGCGGAGAAGGACATAACTCCACAGACCATGGATACAACTTCTTCACAGTTTCTTCATTCACAAATTCAAACCCAGCAATAGTTGAGTTTGACATTTCAGAATACACCACTAATCCTGGTATAGCAGTAACTAATCAATCTCTCTACGCTTCTATTATTAAGAAGAGTGATTATCCATCATTTGAGTTAACTCAAGTCCTTTCTAACTTCATTCTAGATGAGCCTATTTTGACCTTAGAAGGTAATGATTATGTTGAGAGAGATTTGATTGTAACTGAAAATCTTGAGGATTCAATCAAAGTATATGGCACTTATGTTTTAAGTGAAGATGATGTCATCCTTGGCAAATATTCTGGCACTAAAGCAACAATCAATAGTATCGTTGAAAATAGAGCAATCTTCAAAGTAGATTACTCTACAAGAAAGAATCTTGGTTGGTCTGATGATATTGGAAAACTGAATCAAGATTATCAGGTAACATCAGATAATGATTACTTCCAAAATCTTTCTTATACAATCAAGAGTCCTATTGAATATGAGGATTTGATTAATCCAGTCAATAGACTTCTTCATACTTCTGGATTGAAGAATTTCGCTGATACTGAGATACAGACTACAGTTAACGCAGGCTCTGCAACCACATCAACTTCATCAAGCACTCTTGCTCTTGTTGATATTATCTCTGAAGAGAGAGTTGATACTATCAACGACTTTGACCTTGTTATTGATATTGATACTCAAACTTATTCACCTGCAAGATCTAAGTATATCAAGTTCCAAAATAAGAAACTTGCAGACTACATTAAGTGTGTTAGCAACAGAGTACTTTTCGTTGATAATATAAACTCTCAATTCTCTAATGAAGGTGATGCGGATTTATATGTTGACATGCTCAACTATAGCATCAATGATGGTTTGAATAGATTTGTTGTCCAGGTAATCAATCCAGACAGCACCGAAAGACAGATAAGTGAAATCTATACATTACCAACAGTAGATAAAAATATTATAACCTTTGAAAGAGGAAGTCTCTTCAACACTAGCGATAAAGTTGCGGACATTTCTGGGCATATCTCAGAGTTTGGTGCTTTAACACTCAGATTCCTGCCAACTGAGCAGTTTGATTCTGACTACGATATCAAGATTTTGAGAAATAACTTCTCGTCTTCTCTTGCTGGAATCGGTACCCGTACTGTAGGATTTGTAAATCTTACAGGATCTAATATATCGGTTGGTGCTGGAAATACATCTTCCATCATTAATGCCAATACATCATCAACCGAATCACTTTTCGTTAGTGCTGAAGTAGAAGATTTAACGACTAATGAGTTAAACTATGTTGAGTTGTTTGTTGACCACAATGGCACAGATACGTTTGTTTCAGAATATTACCTTGACAATGATTCTCCAGTAGAATCTTCTACAAACTTTATCGGCACATTTACATCATCTATAAACTCTGGTGTATTGTCAATCAACTTTGAAAATACTGAGTCTAATACAGTATTTGTTCGCTCTAAGGTTGTTGGGTTTGGAACAACGGCTGCTGGAATCGGAACATATAGATTCTTGAGCAGTGGTCAACCAGAAGGTAGTGAAACGACAGTTAGACTGCATAGTGATTTTGTTAACCAGTCTGGTATCTCTACAATCTTTAGTGTAGCAAGGAGTGATGTAACTTCTATCAAGTCTCTGGTAAGAGTTTCTTATGGAAGCACATCTGCTTTACATCAAATACTGGTAGTCCATGATGGCACCGATACATATACCTTACAATATCCATTCCTCTCTATACAAGATGAAGTTGGTATTGGCACCTTTGGGTCCAAGTTTGATGGGTCTGACTTAGTTGTTAACTTCTACCCAGAATCTGGTATTTCTGACACCATTTCACTTCAGGCATTCAGTGAATTTATTCAGTCTGAAAGTGACTTGGATAATACCCCATTAGATTTGTCTTATGGTAGCGTCAGAGAATCTTTACTGGTCTCTGGATATGATTCGATTAATGGAAATCGCGTCAACAAAACTGAGTTTGAATTAAAGCATAATGATGTGCCCATTTTCCAGAAGACATTCAATCCTTCAGATACAGACGTATTAAATCTGCAAACAGGCACATTTACTGTAGCAGACCACTTCTTCAGTACTGGAGAGCAACTTACATATAACTCAGCATCTTCTTTTGATGGTGCTACTGTAAATCCAATCATCGATTCAAATACTACTGTTGGACTTGCAACTACAGTATTTGCAATCAGAGTTAACTCTTCTCAGTTTAGACTTGCTTCTAGCAAGGCAAATGCTACTGCTGGTACAGCGATAACATTCACCTCTGCAGGGGATGGAAATGCCCATACATTGGAAATGTCCAAGAAGATGGAGAAGAGTCTCATCACTGTTAATGGCGTTGTCCAAAGTCCAATATCATATGCTCTCATTACAAAAACACTGCAACATAATAGTGGGTCGGTTGGTGTCAATACTGAGTATATGGCACTTTCAGGCATTTCCACAATACTGCCAGGAGACATTCTCAAGATTGAAGATGAGTTTATAAAAGTCTCTGCTGTTGGTTTCGGATCAACATCAACTGGTCCAATCACTGGAATTGGCACATTTAATCTTGTTAAGGGTGTTAGAGGATTTGTCGGATCTTCTGCAACGTCACATAATAATGGAGTTGATGCAGATGTTTATGTTGGTGCATTCAACATCGTTGGGTCTAATATTCACTTCACAGAACCTCCAAGAGGAAATAGTGGTGAAAATGTAGACTCCAGCAATCTCCCATATCCAAAGGCATCCTTTGGTGGAAGAGTTTATCTGAGAAATGATTACACCACAAACAAGATATATGATAATATCTCCAAAAACTTCACTGGAGTTGGTGCAACTTACACGGTAAGCGTTGGTGGTGCAAATACAACTGGTATTGAGACTGGAAGTGGATTAGTATTCATTAACGACGTATTCCAAACACCTTCCACAGTAAACAATCTTGGAAACAACTACAGTTTCTCTGAGAATGCTGGAATAAGCAGTGTTGTATTCACTGGCATAACTGACAGTCTTGGCAACTTGGTATTGTCTGATTATGATGTCAATGCTAATCAACTTCCTAGAGGAGGAATCATTGTTTCTCTTGGATCTACCCCAGGTCTTGGATATGCTCCACTTGTAGGTGCTGCTGTAACTGCTGTTGTTGGAGCTGGAGGATCTATCGTATCAGTTGGTCTTGGCACTACTGATATACTTGGTTCTGGATACAATAGCATCGTGTCCATTGGTATCAGTGTCTTTGAAGAAGGTCACATTGGTGATGTAGCATCTATTTCTGCAACTGTTGGTGCTGGCGGAACTCTGGCATTTACTGTTGGTGCTGGAGGAACTGGATATACAAATCCACAAATCCACGTATCTGAGCCATCATACGAAAATCTGGAAGTCGTTGGTGTTTCTAGACTTGGTATGGGAGCAACGACAGATACTGGTGTTGGTCTTCTTCTTTCCGTCGAAGTTGGTGCAGCATCCACAAATGTTGGTATCGGGTCTACTCTGTTTGAGGTTACTTCATTCAAGATTACAAGACCTGGATACGGATTTAAGAAAGGTGATGTATTCAGACCAGTTGGTCTAGTAACAGGTGCAAACTTGTCTTCACCAGTTAATGATTTTGAATTGACCGTATTAGACACATTTACAGATTCATTCTCAGCATGGCAGTTTGGTGAGTTAGACTTTATTGACTCCGTTTCTGAATTCCAGAATGGGTCAAGAACTAGATTCCCACTTTACTATAATAATGAGTTAATAAGTTTTGAGGTTGACACCAATGATGCACAGTCTGCAGAGATTGACCTCAATTCTATTCTCCTTGTCTTTGTAAATGGTGTTATTCAAGAACCTGGTATTCACTATAGATTTGAAGGTGGCACATCAATCGTATTTGATGAAGCACCAGATGCATCTGATAATATTTCAATCTTCTTCTATAGAGGCACCAGAGGCACTGATAGCTTCTCTGTTGACATCATCTCAACACTGGAAGTAGGAGATATCCTCCAAGTTAACAAAAATAATATTATTGATGATACGATTACTCAGGACTTTAGAACAGTTTATAGCATTCAATCCTCCGATAGAGTTGAAACAAATCTATATCGTGGTGTAGGTATTGATGAAACAAACTATAAACCAGTTAACTGGACTAAGAAGAAAGTTGACTCTAAGATTAGTGGAGAGTTTGTGTATAAGACAAGAGATTCTATTGAAACTCAAGTTTATCCAACAGCAAAGATTATCAGTGGTATTACAACTACTGATACTGAAATATTCGTTGATGATGCAAACTTCTTCAACTATGAAGAAAACGAATCTGCAATCGTCATTAGTGATGTTGATGCTCTCATCGTCTCTTACAGCAATCCAGTTGCAGCAGCGATTACTGCTACAGTATCTGCCGCAGGAACTATTAGTGGACTGTCTATAAACAACGGAGGGTCTGGATATACTGGAGCTTCAGTTTCAGTTTCTATCGCTGCTCCTAAGTCTATTGGTGTTGGGGTTGGCACTACAGCAACGGCAACAGTTACTGTTTCTGGTGGTCAACTTACAACTCCAGTTACTATTACAAATCCTGGATTTGGATATACAGCAACAAATCCACCACAAGTCCTTGCACCAACATCTAATGTAACTTATGAAAATATAACTGATATTACGACGGTAAATGGATTCTCAGGAATTGTGACTGGAATCTCAACATCCTCAGGTATTGGCACAGATTTGGCAATCAAGTTCTTCCTCAGTGCCGACACATTTACTGGTCTTACTACTGGTTATCCTATCCTCATTTCTAATACTCATGTTGGTAATGGAGTAACGTCAATCGACACTGTTGATTCCAATATTGTAGGTATTGGCACTTCATTTGTCGATAACATTTATACTATTCATGATTTAAATCTCCCATTAGGATCTGGTGGTTCTATTGCCGATATTACAGTAAATGTATTGTCAACAACAGATACTACTGGAATCTCAACCTCTGGTGTAAATGTTGGCACATTCTCCTGGGGTAGACTTTCTGGATTTACAAGAAGTTCTTCACCTATTTCTATAGGAGTAACTGGTCTCACAATTGATTCTGGATTATCAACGTATCCAACTATTCAAAGAAGAGGCTATGGATTAAGGACTAACGGTAGTCTGAGAAAGGACCTAGGATAGTTATAAATATAGAAAAAAGCTATTACGATGGCGGCAATTGTAACAGATCAGTTTAGAATATTAAATGCGGCTAACTTTATAGATTCCGTTTCCGATACTTCTAACTCATATTATGTCTTTGTTGGGTTAGCAAATCCAACAACTTCTGGTTATGGTAGAGATACTGATTGGGACTCTGATGTTCCAAACCCTACTGATAACATCGACTACATGAATTTTGTAGGTGATGCAATGATGTTTGGTAAAAAGGTAACATCTACCAATGCTAGACGTGTTGTTAGAAGAGTTGATTGGGTTAGAGGCACAAAATATGATATGTATCGTCATGATTATAGTTTGTCTAACTTATCTGCAGTATCCAAGTCACCAAGACTTTATGACTCAAACTATTATGTAATGAATAGTGAGTATAAGGTCTATACTTGCTTGGACAACGGATCTTCGGGAATCAACACAACAGGAAATGCTTCTGTAGATGAGCCAACATTTACAGATTTAGAGCCTTCTGTTGCAGGAAGCAGCGCTGATGGATATACGTGGAAGTATCTGTTTACAGTAACACCAAGCGATATTATCAAGTTTGACTCTACCGAATATATTGCTCTTCCAAGTAACTGGGATACATCATCAAACTCTCAGATAGTAGCAGTTAGAAATAACGCAAACTCTGATGTAAATGAAAATCAAATAAAGAAAGTATACATTGAGGCACAAGGTGCTGGATATTCCCAAGGGTCTCACGAAGTAACTATTCTTGGTGATGGCAGCGGTGGAAAGGTTGTTGTTGAAGTCAATAGCTCTGGTCAAATCACAGATGCTGTAGTTTCGTCTGGTGGAAGTGGATATACCTATGGAATCGTTGATTTGGGGTCTATCAACACTAATGCTAGCACTAGAGCAGAGTTAATCGTAATCATTCCACCATCAAAGGGGCATGGATACGATATCTACAAAGAACTTGGTGCTGATAAAGTCTTGGTTTATGCAAGATTTGATGACTCTACAAGAGATTTCCCAGTAGATACAAGTTTTGCCCAGATTGGAATCGTTAAGAATCCTGTTTCTTATGGATCTACAACAGTATATACTGAGAATGAGTTTTCATCCCTAGGGTCTATCAAGTTTTCTAGTGTTGTTGGGTCAGTTTCAATCGGTGAAAAGATAAGTCAGTCAATCACTGGTGAAACTGCAAAAGCAGAAGCATATGTTTCTTCCTTTGATACTGAGACAAATGTCCTCAAGTATTTCCAAGACAGAAACTTATTCTTAAATCAGACTAGTTATGATACTGTAGATTACGCTGGTATTTCTACATCATCAAAGGTTTTAGGTTTCTCTACATCAGGTGGCTCAGTAACTGGCACTGGCGGATTCTCTGGATCTATTGAAAACTTTACTGGAATAAGCACAAACCCAACAGGGTCAAAACTTATTTCTCTTGGAGTTCAATTTACACAGGGACTTGCTACACCTGAGATAAATAAAGGGTCAGGAGATATCATCTATCTCGATAACCGTCCTTTGATTTCAAGAAATTCTAGACAAAAGGAAGACGTTAAAATTATCCTGGAATTTTAAAAAATGCCACAAAAAACGAATCTCAATATAAATCCTTTTTATGACGATTTTGATAGGGAGAACAATTTTTATCGGGTTTTATTTAAACCAGGATTTCCAATCCAGGCTAGAGAGTTAACTACTCTTCAGTCGATACTGCAAGACCAGATAGAGTCTTTCGGTAGTCATATGTTTAAAGAGGGGTCAATGGTGATCCCTGGAAATGTTAACTATGACTCCGAATACTATTCAGTAAAAATAAACCAGGAGCACTTAGGCATCAATGTCTCTGTTTATGCTTCTAGATTGGTTGGAAAGCGCGTCAGAGGAGAAACGTCTGGAATCGTTGCTGTAGTCGATAGTTACTCTGCTGTTTCTGAAGCAGATGGCATTGATGCACCAACATTATTTGTAAAATATTTAAACTCTGGTAGCAATAACGAAGTTGAATATTTTACTGATGGTGAAGTACTTCTGACCGAAGAGGCATTTGCATACGGAAATACTACAATCAGTGAAGGTGAGAGTGTAGCTACTCTTATTTCGCAAAATGCTTGTTATAGAGGATCTGCTGTTTCTATTGGGGATGGTGTATACTTTGTAAGAGGTACTTTCGTCAATGTATCTCAAGACAAACTGATTCTTGACGCTTATAGTGGAAATCCTTCATACAGAGTTGGTCTTACTATATTAGAGGAGATTGTATCTGCTAAAGATGACTCTTCACTGTATGATAATGCAAAAGGATATTCAAACTATGCTGCACCAGGTGCAGACAGACTGAAGATTTCTACAACTCTTTCCAAAAAGAGTTTAAATGATTACACTGATAAGACATTTATCGAGTTAATCAGAATCGATAATGGAGAAATCAAGAAACTTCAAGATAAGTCATCCTACAACTTAATCAGAGATTACTTCGCAAAGAGAACATATGAAGAATCTGGTGATTATTCTGTAGGTAAGTTTGGAGTTGAAGTAAAAGAATCTCTTAATGATGAGATATCCAATGAAGGTGTCTTTAACAGCAATCAAATAACTGACCAAGGCAATACTCCTTCCGATGATTTAGTATCCGTAAAAATATCTGCCGGAAAGGCATATGTCAGAGGATATGATATTGAAACTGTAGGCACTACAGTCCTCGATGTTGAAAAACCAAGAGATACTCAAACCGTATCTAGCTCTTTAGTTCCTTTTGAGTTTGGCACTCTGGTCAAAGTAAACAATGTATTTGGCACACCAAAAATTACAACTACTACAGAAACTGTAGGACTTTGGAATAGAAGAAAAACCTCAAACACTGCAGGTACTGGCACCCAGATTGGTGAGGCAAGAGTATATTCCTTTAGTGTGTCTGATGCTCCTTATGAAGGTGCAGCGACAGATTGGGACCTGTATCTTTTTGATGTCCAAACATATACATCCCTTACTTTAAATCAAGCAGTAACTGCATCACAGGCACCTGAAGGATCATTCATTGAGGGTGTAAGTAGTGGTGCTTCTGGATTTACAACAAATGTTGGCACAACTATTTTCTTAAGACAAACTTCAGGCACATTTATTGATGGTGAGCAACTTCGCATCAATGGCACTACTGAAGTTTCCAGATCTGTACAAAGCACTATAGTTTATGGTGTTGAAGATATCAAATCTGTTTATCAAGATACTAGCGCATTTTCTGGATACAGTGTAGACTTTGCAGCCGATACTGTATTACAAAAAACTTCTGTCAAAGGATTTGGTGTTGCAGATACTATTACTGTTACTACAGGTGGTAACGTAACTTCTCCAGGTAAAACATTCACTGGAGTAAAGGTTGGAAGCATCTTGAGATATCAAATTCCAGGCATCTCAGATGAAACCTTCAACAGAGTAACTGCTGTTGCATCTGATGGCACTTCGATGACAGTTGCTACAGTGACTTCTGTATCTGGTGTCTGCTCAGGTGCATTGCCAGGATCTGATACCACAGCATCATTCTCAATCGGCACACCTGTTATTAAAAACAAAGGTGGACTATATTC